TTAGGCTTCCCTCGACGGCCCCTTCTTCCACGCTTGTTAGTCGGAGCAAGGTTTGGCTTACCAGCCTTCCCCTTACCCTGATGTCCAAGCGTCTTGTAAAGGTAATCTCCGGTCGCTTTAAAGATTTCCTGCAACCCCATATTAGGGTTCTGTTGCTGGATCACATTAGCCACTGGTGCTACGAGCTGATCAGAGTGTTTTCTCAGCTCTGGGTATTCCCTATAAAACTCTTTGCGAAGATCTTCATTTTGCTTCTGCTGCTGGAAAACAGTCATAACTGTTTCCGTAGCTTGCCGAAGCACATCCGCACGTTGAGTTTCCATCTTCTTCCCAAGGACTTGATTAAAGTGATCATGGGAATCGAACATCGAGTTGAACTCGTCTTCACTTACGAAGCCGGGTCTTGTCTCGGTGTCCACTCTGCCAGATGTTTCTCTGGCTAGTTGTTCAGGCTGTTGCTGGACACTCCCTGAAATAGCCTGAAGCAATTGGTTCATCTGAGCTTGTTGCTGCTGAACCTGTGCCGACAACTGCTCAATGTTTGATTGAGGTGTCGGACTTTCTGGATCTGACTCTTCGACATCTGAATCGTCGTCTTCATCACTCATTTCGACATCATCATTTGGGTGCTCCCCAGTGTCTTGAGTGGAGTCGTCGTCGTCGTCTACTTGGTCATCACCATCTTCAAATAAAGAATCTGGTTCTACTTCCTCCATTTCGTCTGGGCTTGTTATCCCAGAAATTGTTTCGACATCTGCTTCTTTCATGATCAACCTCCCCCGTAATATGTTATAAGGATTATACTAATCCCGTAATCGTTTCAATATGTTTTTTGTATTCTTCCATATCCACCAAAGTCTCGTTCATCATCTCATCTGGTAGATCCAGAACCTCAACCAGTGCTGCCTTTACCCCCTTATAATAAACATCCTGCTCATGTGTATTAGCTATCTGATCAGCGTTTTGCATGGATTCTCTGATCTTCATCAGAACCCTGTTTCGGATATCAGCCCATATTGATGATTGCCCAAATTCCTCCCATGCCGATGGACCATTCTTATATGGATATTCCTCTTGGCTCATGCTGTAAGAACATCTCCTGCCGGTGCTATATTCCCTGCTTGTGCTTGTTGTAATGCTACCTGATCAGGAACTATCTGAGGCTGCACTTTACGCCTGAATTGATGGACATTCTTAGCACCACCTAGTCTAGCAATGTGCATCACAATTCGAGGAATGTCAAACATTTGCGACACTTCAGGGCTACCTGAAATAACTTGCAACATCTGGACCCAATCCTGCATATACTCACCGTTCTCGCTGCCGGGATCTGCTGGAATCACATCATAATTAATTGATATCTCCTTGGGAGAGATCCTCAACCGGCTATCGCTAAGGCCATACTCTTCAGCAAGAACCTGTTCCCAATCCCCCAAAGCACTTGTCCATATCTCTTCAGACATAAACTGCTGAGTCTGAGCTGCTATCATGTCAGCCAAATCCCAGAACCCCTGCATGTTTATGAGGGTAGACATCTTCTCAAGTCTACTAACGCCAGCACTCTGCGTAGATCTTACCTCCGCAGCAGATACCCTCTCCCCTCTATTAAAGATCTGGGATTGCATGTTATCATTAATACCTGCAACACGTTGCACTATTTCCATCAGGTTTCCCATATCCTGAATATTCTGTCTCGTCACATCATTTACGGGAAACTGCTGAACTGCTCCACCCACATCACGACCCCATGCTGCCTTCCTGAGTCTAATAAGTTTACCGGGTTCAGGATCTCTCAAGTCCATCATATTGATCCTTGAGGGGTCCACTAACCACATATCATTCAAACCTTTACGCTGATTAGTCTGATGAGAGTTTTGATACCAGTTTATGCTGTCATTCAGGGGCTTGATCATCTCAAGCAGAGATGTCGGAAGGCCAGTATATCCATCATAGTTAGGAGCTATTGCTGCTACCGGGAACTGATTATGGTTCAGGTTCATAGGCTTGGCTTGAGTAACTACTCCATCCGCACTGACCGCGAACAACCACTTCTCAGGAACATCCTTTTTCCCTAGTTCCCACTCAGCAGGGACGAGATCTATATACATCCAGATCGTATCCACAGGAGTAGTTTCAGCCGTTCCCTCCTTCTGAGGGCCACGATCATCCTCTAGCTCACTTGCCCCATCCACATACAGGGAGCTGAATCCAGCCCCTCCCTTAAGCATCTTCCTGAGATGCTTGACGTTAAACATATCCCCATTCTTCTCATCCCTCATCAGCCCTATGAGGTTATCCCTAACAACCCAACCAACATATTCCCCCCTCTGAGGCTCATGGATAGGAACATTCGGATCAGGGAAATATCTATACGGATTGATATTAACTAATTCATGGCCCTCAAATAGGATGGCATCCACATTCTTCTTCTTGGGCTTGACCATACCCTCCAGAATAGTCCCCTCTAAAGGATCTATATACTGTGGCCTTCTACCCTTCTTGGTCGTCCATTGAGGGGCTATGATCCCAAAGCCCTTGGCGGTAGCATCTCTAAACCATGTATGCAATGCGAGGCCGTGACGACCCTTTAGTGATTGCAGCATAACGGCCAGCTCCAAAAGGATAGCCCCATAGACATCCTCTGGGCCATTCCCCTGATACCTAAAGATCCTCTTGTCCGCGAGATACCTCCCGGCCAGAAAGGTCAGGACAGTCTCCTGAACAGCATAACTGACTGGTATGACCACACTGACAGGCTTGGTTTCATCCTCATCCTTGAGAGCTTTTTCCTCATCGTTCAAGGGTATATATGCGGTCAGGGATCGGTCGATGTCCTCCCAAGAGTCGTGACGATCTGACATGAAATTGTATGATGAATGTGCTCTATCAAGCACCATTGTGACGATCTTCTTGTGAAGATCACTATCTGGGCTAAGATCTAACTTGTTGGGATATCTATATTTTGCGTCTTGATCCATATCCGTAGTATTGATCTGACGGCTATTTGTATGTCTTATAATCGGACTCATCACTCAATCCCTTCTGGACTCTGTTTAATCATTTTACGTAACACGTTGTCAACCCGTCTTGATCAACCCTCCACTTATTAAACCCTGATGGATAACCATTTCTAGGCCACATATTACTCTATGTTCAAGACCAAGCTCCAAGTGCTCATTGGCTATCTCTATTATTTCATGTATCAAAGTGCTCACCTGCTGGCTGTAATTCAAAGAAGAATCTATTAATATCTGCCTACTCTTGAATTTTGCCAGCCCATACGCAGAATTATCATGCTCAAGATCAGCTCTAATTACGATATCAAATGATATCCCGAAGGCTTCTATCGACTTTGGTAAAGATAACTCAGCCTTCTTTGGTGCTTTCTTTTTTGCTGTCATCATTCTTTATCTTAAAATGAGTTACCATCCTCGCAGCACGACTATCAGAATGCCTGACCCTAAAGTCTTTCTTTTCTATATTCCCCAATTCAGAGGCTCTCTTCGTCATTGTTCTCACTGCTCTCTCAGACATCCCAATCTCAACAGCTATATCTCCAACCGTCTTCCATTCTTCAGGGACATCATCAAGAATCATCTCTGAATTGTTCTCCTTGTAAACCTCACTCCATGACTTACTTAATATCTCAGAAGTTGGGACTTCGCCACCACGGGTTTTATCCGGTTGATCCTCCATTTGTATCCTCCTTCTTTGCTCACATCAAAATCTACATATCCCATAGTTATTATCGTTGCAAATCTTCTGGGATACCTACCGCCTTCACCTTGAAGACACGGAAGCGTCATCGCAAGACGCTCTGCATCACCAAGATACTTGTAATGATGGACATGGGATCGGCATATAATATCCGCACTAGGCTGACTACCATGTTCTGAGTGAACCAAGTTCCACAATACATCATTTCTCAATCCTGCGGTGCTACGGAGGGGGACGTTGCTCTGACCCGTATGATGTTTAAAGTCGAATACGACTCCGTTTACTTCAAGAAATAAGTGGTCAACGAACTTCGCCCCTATCCTCCGAGCTATTACTTCTTCAACATCTACTCCATCCTTGGTGATCGTATGAATT